CCCGTTCGCTCGGATGCTCCAGGAGGTCGGCCGCATCCTGTCCGGCGCCGCGCTCGGCTGCGACTCCACGGACTGCGCCTGCAAGGGCGGTCACCTCAACCCCGTCGAGGCCATGGAGATCGACCACGCCATCGCGGAGTGCGTGGTGTCGGGCGGCGTCCGCCGTTCTGCCCGCATGGCCATCTGTAAGTGGGACGACCCGTTCATCGGGGACTTCCTCGACTGCAAGGCGGACGGCTCGAAGCACTGGACCACGAACATCAGCGTCGAGATCGACCAGCGATTCATCCAGGCGCTCAACGAGGTGACGGACACCCGGCACGCGGAAGCGGTCGAGGTGCATCACCGCGCGGTCGGCGCGATGCTCCTGAACGGCGAGCCTGGCTACTGGAACAGCTCGTACTCGAACGAGGGCGAGGTCGGCGAGGTCATCGCGACCAACCCGTGCGGAGAGATCGCGCTGGAGCCCGCCGAGAACTGCAACCTCGGGCACATCAACCTGGACTACTTCGCCCAGTCGGCGAGTGGCGCGAGGATCGACCGCAAGGGCCTGCTCCGTGCTCACGAACTGATGACGCGGTTCCTGATCCGAGCCACCGAAGGTGACGTGACGGACGCCGAGCAGGCAGCCCGCCTCGCCCAGAACCGACGCATCGGTGTCGGCCACCTGGGGGTGCAGGGCTTCCTCGCGAAGCAGGGCATCGCCTACTCCAAGGCACCGCACTCGTACGCGTTCCGCAACCTGCTGAACGACCTGTACGACACGGTGCGCGAGGAGGCTCGGGCCTACTCCTTCCAGCTCCGCATACCGGAGCCCGTGAAGGTGACGACCGTGGCGCCGACCGGCTCGATCGCGAAGCTCCCCGGAGTGAGCGAGGGCATCCACCCGATCTACGCCCGGCACTTCATGCGTCGCGTCCGGTTCTCCATGCCCGACCCGGCGCAGGCCGCGACGGTGCAGAGCTACATGAACCAGGGCTTCCTCGTCGAGAAGTGCGTGTACGACCAGAGCGGCAACACGATGGTCGTCGCCTTCCCGACGAAGGAGAAGCTGGTCGCCGAGGTCGAGGAGCTGGGGTACCCGGCAGACATCGTCGAGTCGGCGGACGAGATCAGCCTGTACGACATGCTCAACTTCCAGGCCATGTACCAGACCGAGTGGGCGGACAACGCGGTCAGCTTCACGGTGAACTTCCCGGAGGGGAAGTACTCCACCGAGGAGGCGGCCGACATCATCAAGGCGTTCCTGCCGGAGCTGAAGGGCACGACCCTGATGCCGGACGGGACGCGGGCCCAGGCTCCGTACGAGCGGATCACCGAGGAAGAGTTCAACACCTACGCCGTGACCTCGATCGAGGACAGCACGGACGAGGACTGCGCGACCGGCGCCTGCCCGGTCCGCTGACGCAAGACGAGAGCCCCCTGGCCTACTGGCTGGGGGGTTTTTCGTTGTCCCTGGCGTAGGTGCCCATGCCGGGCTCGGCCCAAAGGGTGCCGTCCTCGATCAGCGCGACGAGCGCCTTGCGCATGGTGCTGGTGGAGACGTCGAACTCGGTGGCGAGCTGGACGGTGGAGGGGATGGCCTCGCCGGCCTCGTACGTGCCGCCGTCCACCCGCTTGCGGATGATCTCCGCGACCTGCTTCCACACCGACCGGCGCCGGTCCAGTTCGATCTCTGCCATGCGCCTGACCGTACGAGAGTGCGCCATGCGGCGCGACCGGTGAATTGCGCGCTACGGGTCGCTACGGTCCGCCATGGCGCGCTACGCTGATCGCATGGAGCGACGTTGCAACTACTGCTGGAATCCGGCGAGGAGGCTGACGGTCGTAGTCGTCATCGATCGGCAGTCGGGTCCGCCCTTCGTCAAGCGGGCGTGCGAGGGATGCATGACTGCGAGGGGGCTGAAGCCCCAGTGACGACGCCCCTGGAGTGGTACCCGAACTCGAACAAGGAGAGCTGGAGTCCCGAGTGCAGGTTCGATGTGCACTCGTTCTGCGGGGGGAATGTGGACCTGTACGCAGGCGGGACTCGTTACGAACAGAAGCGGTGCTTCTGCCTGTGTCACCCCAGCAGGAGTGTGCGGCGCTTGGACTGGCCGCACTCATGAACTGGCCCTCGACTCGAACCCCCGCGAGTCGGGGGCCTTCCTCCGAGGCCGTAAGGCGAAGGCCCTCGCTCTTCGAAGCGAGGGCCTTTCTCGTACCCAGGGTCACGCGGCCAGACTGGTCGCCTCATCCTCGTCCTTCTCGTCGAGCGTCCGCACGATGCGCTCCAGTGCGTCGTCGTCGAGTCGGGGGGCGAGCTTCGTCCAGTGGGTCAGCCACTCGTCGTCGGTCATCATTGCAGGTCACCGGCCTTCCGTGTGTACGGAGTTGATTCAAACTCCGCCCACGCGGTGTTTGACGAAGTTCCGTACTTGATGGCTACACTGTATCCCAGGCTGTTGAGCAAGGGGTGGATACATGATGACACGGAAGGACCCGGCACCGGACCTCCCCATCGGGGGGTACTGCCGGATCTCAGAAGCCGATCTCCTGGAGATCCGACGGGCTGTCGATGCGGGCCTGATCACCGCCGAAGAGGGCGTCGAGATGGAGCGGAAGGGAGTCCTCAAGCAGCGCGACGACGTCGCCCACATCGCCGAGCCTTTCGGTCGGCCGGTCAAGATCTACGAGGACAACAGCCTCTCCGCCTTCAAGCGCAACGTTCGCCGCCCCGACTTCGAGCAGATGGTCAAGGATCTGACGGCGGGCAAGCTGGCCGGCATCGTCGGCTACGACATCGACCGCATCTTCCGGCAGCCCCGCGACCTCGAAAAGGTCATAGACCACTACGAGACGTGCGGCCTGAACCTGGTCTTCAAGACTGGGTCCGGCCAGAACTACGACCTCACGACTGGTGACGGTCGCTTCTCTGCCCGGCTCTTCGTCTCCATCGCGAACAAGTCTTCCGAGGACGCCTCGCGCCGCATCAAGCGAGAGGTCCAGCGCAAGGCGCAGAAGGGCGAGTACCACGGAGGTACCCACCCCTACGGCTGGCGCGAGGGCGACCGCGACAAGCTGGACAGTGAGGCCGCCAAGCACATCGCGAAGATCGTCAACGGCCATCTCGCCGGAGACAAGATCGCCACCTGCATGGAGTACCTGGCCGATCAGGGGGTGGTGAACCCGAACACGGGGAAGCCCTTCACCTGGGCTGGCACGAAGACCCTGATCTACCGGGCCCGCAGCTTCGGCATCCGCATCTACCTCGGCGAGCCTCAGACCACTGCCGATGGCGGCTACGTCATGGGTAACTGGGAGCCGATCTTCACCACACCCGAGGGTGAGCCGGACTTCGACAAGTACGAGCAGCTCGTCGCCCTCAAGGCGGGACGATCCCCCGCTGGACCGCAAGAGAAGAGCTCGGTGAAGTACCTGCTCTCTCGCATCGTGCGCTGTGGCCGTTGCGGCTACCCGATGGTCGGCAAGACCGTCTGGATTCGAGGGAAGAAGTCGCAGACCTTCGCCTACAACTGCAACAAGGCCCACCCGGACGCCTGCGGCAAGATGGGTGCCTCCGGACCCCGCGTGGACGACCTCATCAAGAAGCTGGTGTGGTCTCAGGCGGTCCGAGCGAGCAAGGAACGGACCCTGACGCCCGAGCCTGGAGTTTGGGCGCGAGAGGCCGAGCTGAAGGACGTCGACGAGCAGATCAGCGAGCTGAAGGAGCTCTGGGCTGCCAAGAAGATCCGCGCAGCCTCGTACGTGGTCACGCTGGACGAGCTGGAGGCTCAGAAGATGGAGCTGAAGGCCGATCGAGCCGTCCACACAGCCACTCCGCCAATCCGGGCCATCACGCCCGAGCTCCTGAAGTCTGGGTGGGAGGGTCTGTCGGTGGAGCGCCAGCGGATCATCGTCCGGGCCGTGCTGAAGGCCGTGATCATCCACCCGGCACGCGACGGCAAGCGAGGCGGAGCCTTCGACCCCATGCGGGTTGAGCCCGTCTTCGCGTAGACGCAGAAAGGCCCCTACCCGATCAGGGCAGGGGCCTTCGTCTTACATCAGGTTCATCAGTTCAAGGATGCTGTCGACGGTCTCCTCGTCGAGCATCGGGGCCTTGCTCATCCAGTGGTCGAGCCAGTCTTCGGAGGTCACGGCGCCACTCTCCCGTGTCGGTCGAAGGCGGCCATGGTGAGCGGCATCTTCTCGGCGAGGGCGATCTCCATGCGGTCCGCGACGAGCTCGATCTCTCGCTGGGGGAAGCTCGGGTAGGTGGAGTTCGGGTCGGTCGTGCGCAGGGACAGGAAGTGCATGAGCGAGCGGGCGTTGCAGGTGGCGTAGTACGAGGTGAAGATGCCCACCGGCAGGATCATGCGGGCCACCTCCTTCGCGATGCCCTGGTCGAGGAGGGCCTTGTACTCGCTGTAGACCTCCGCGTACACGTTCTCGAAGACGTACGGGACGAGCCCCATCTGGTAGGTGCTGCCCTCTTCGAAGGTGTAGGCGCCGGGCCTGCCGACCTGGACGAGGTTGCGGTGCGGGCCGGGCACGTAGAACGTGGGCTGGAGCTGCTTGTAGCGGCCCGACTCCTCGTTGTACGACCAGCCAGCGCGGTGACGGAAGTGCTCGCGGGCCACGAAGATCGGGGCCTCGATGTAGAACGTCAGTGAGTTGTGTTCGAACGGGGAGCCGTGCCTGTCTCGCATGAGGAAGTTGATGAGGCCGGCATCCTTGCCGAGGTCGACCACCTCTTCGTGGGAGCCGCCGATCGTGCTCACTCGGGCTGCCATGGCTACGTCGGAGTCACTGGCGCTGGCCTTGACGAGCTCGACGGTCACGTCCTGGCGGAACTGGATGTCGGTCACTGGTTGGGGTCCTCCTCGGGTTCGGCGGGCGGGAACATGTCGTAGATGTGGTGGATCTCGGTGCCGTACAGGGCTTCCAGGCGGGTGAACTCGGCTCGGAGGCGGTCAGCCTCCCGACTCTGGCCGAGGCTGGTGTGGAACACCCTCTTGGGCTGCCTTCCTCGCAGCTTGGCGAAGGCCATGACGCCGTGCAGGGTGTAGATGTTGTTGCGGTTGAACTCCGGGTACAGGCGGGCTTGGTGGAAGCCGTAGACCACCAGGATGTCTTCGTCGGTGACGGGTTCGAGCGCGATGGTGTCAGTCACAGTTGCACACCCTCTCCGAGGTGAGTCAGGGCCTCATGCAGGGCCTTGACGGTGACGTTGTTCTTCTCGCCGTGCTCGGCGACCTGGCCCTGAAGGTTTTCGACCTGCTCGACGAGCACCTTCACGGACTCGACCACCCGCTGCATGTTGGCCGGGCTCCAGACGTTCCCGTCGAGGGGCGGGCTCAGGTTCACGCCCACGACGTTCGCGATCTGCCCGACGATGCCTCGCGCCTCTCCCCCGACCTCGTTCTCGAAGTACAGGGCCTCGCATCGGCGAGACAGGCACTGGTAGTACTCGGCGGGCGGCTTGGGCTTGGCGCTGGCCTTGATCTGGTCGAGCTCTCCCTCGTAGATGATCGGTCCCTCGTTCGCGGGGTCTACCTGCCCCTTGGTGGCGCCGAAGAAGCTGAAGGGCTCGACCGGGCCCTCGTTCAGCGGGTCCACCTCACGCATGGCCGGCCCGCTGGTGTCGAAGACCAGCGACTCCGCCTTGATGGCCTCGACGTCCACTTCGCCCGCCCTCCGCGTCTCCTCTGCGATGCGCTGACCCTCAGCCACCCAGTCCCATCCGTTCGTCACTTGCTCGACTCCTCTCGTCGCGTCTCGATGTGCTTCTTCACCGGTAGATCAGGGGCATGACGTCGGCGTTGCGGTCCTCGAACTTGCGGCGGCTCTCCGAGGTCAGGTGCCAGCCACCCTGCTCGCACAGGTACGCACGGTTCTCCACCTTCAGGCCCCGCCGCGTACCGTGAGCGTCAGCCCGTCGGGTTCGCTTGGCCTGGGCCTTGCCGAGTGCCTTCTCGGCGTTGTGTCGGGTCAGGAAGTCTCGCTTGTTGCCGCACTCGCACGGCCTCCACTCACAGCTCATTGATCGCCTTCGCCGTTCCCTTCCGTGCTGTCGTCTTCGCCTTGGCCTTCAAGCTCGGGTCGTCCTTCCTGAACTTGTCACAGTTGCACGTCTCCAGGTGGCACTTGCCACGGCTTGCACCGTCGACCGCATGGGTCCAGGGGGCGTGTCCACACTCGGGGTTCCAGCAGTAGCCGGGCCACCCGTCCTTCTTGCCGTCGTGGTTGGCGAGCATGACGC